GGACCGCTTCACGCATCTTCTCTCTGATAGCGGATGGTGTTGAAGATTTAATCATCTCCAGACCCATCACCTTCATTTGAGGTTCTTTGTATTGTACGCCTTCATTATTATATACGTTTAGAATGTAACGCTTCTTGGCTGTCCAGATTCCTTTATCGGACAAACCTTCACGTTTCATCTGCATTTTTTGTGAATACGCTTTAACATAATCTGCAAGTTCCTCGTAAGATGTATCAATAAACGGTTGCAGTTTATCATCACATACTTTGTCCATGAACCTAATGATGACGTTTGGATCATCCATTCTATTACCATAAAATTTTCTAACAAGTCCCGACAGGCAAAGATATATCGAATCAGTATCGCTCGCAATAACATAGTCCACATTTTTAGTTTCCAATAATTTGTTCATATATTGATTTAGCTTGGCTTCAATCCACCGAATGGAGAATTGACCAGCTAAAGTTACAGCAAGAGCCATTCGCAAGTCATAAAATCTAAAATACTGACTGCCTAATGCACCGTATGCTGAGTTCAACGAAACTTTCTTGGCTAATTGAATGTTATTATATTTTGCGATTCGTTTTTCTATTTCATACTTCTTTGAATCATCAGTTTCATTTTCGTATTCCTGCTTTGCCTGAAGCATCAACTTCTTAAATTTACTTCTATCTTCATACATCTCTTCCATCATTCTAGGTAAAAAACCTTGAATGTCGGTTCTAAAAAACTGTCCATTAGGAGTCAATGTTACATCTTTTAGTTTAGAGGTATCTACTTCTTTGTTTAATAGTTTTTCAACCGAAACGCCATTCATAATAACTTCACGCATCTCTGCTGTATAATTCTGAGGTTCAATTAGCGTTTCGGGTGAAATGTTATACTGCATCATCAAATGTGGATATAGAGAGTTCAAGTCAAACGAAGCAACCCAATCGTGCTTACCAACTTGTACCTCTTTAACATATGCACCTTCAAATGCAGAATCTTTTTCTTTTACAATTCTTGGTGGAACAATGATATTCTTTTCCAGTAGGTAAGAATAGGTCATAGCATCCCACATACGGGTCTGTGCAAACACATCATCATAATTTGATTTCGTGTCATAAGCCAAAGTAACCGCCAACTCGAGCAACTTTAACTTTTCTTCCATCTTCACGATGAGCTCAACGTCCTTGATGTTATACTCAATAAATTTTTGAAAGTTTAATCGATACAGAGCATGGAGGTTATCATAATCATCGTAAGCAATCTTACCTTCACCGAGTTCCACTTGAGCAATATTATCCAAACGATAGGACTCTTGTGACTTTCCGCCAGGAGCATACCATTTGTATAACTCAATGTAATCTAAAGATGATACACCCATAATGTTATAGGCAATTAATGGTCTGCCGTTGACTATTGTTTTTCTTTCTCCAAGATAATTCCACGGAGATAACTTCTTGGTTTCATCTTCACCAAGAATTTTACGAAAACGATTAATGATATATGGTTCGTCAAAGAATTTGGTATTCCAACCAGTCAGAATATCAGGACACTTTTTAGTCCATAATGCCATAAATTGTTTACATAAAGAATATTCATCTTTACATTTAACATAAATTTCAGGACCTTGTGTTTCATAATCACCACAAGCAAACACATAAGTTGGACCATTGATGTATTTTAAACAGATTGCCGTAATGGGTTCTTCTGCTTTATATGGATCAGGAAATCCATTCTCGGATCCCACCTCAATATCGATTACACCAATAAGAACTTTATCTTGGTCATAGTCAACCATACCTTGGTGCTGGTCGGCAATAAAGGCATATTCAAATCGAGTTTGGCCATAGATTTTAGAGGCATTAGAAACGCCTTCAAATTGTTTGATAAAATCTCTGGCTGAACGGATATCACCAAACACTTTTTGGTCGAGGTAATCTCCCTCAAGTGAGGTAAAGTTTGTAATTTTTTTGGACGGCAAAAAGAGAGAAGGAGAATACTCCACTCTCTGTTTTACTCTTTTACCATCCTGTACACCCCGGTAAAGGATATAGTTTCCAAGTGATTGGACATTCGTATAGAAGGAACTCAAATTAACCTGTAATTAGTTGTTTTGTTGGTGGAAGAACAATACCAGAACCAAAGATTGAACTATAGTTAGTAATAAAATCTTCTGCCGGAGTATAAGAGTATACTACATTCTTCTTAGCGATGGCAATGACTGCACCAGATTTTTGCTCAGCGTGGAGTGGAAATGGTGAAAACCCAATACTAGGTTGGCCTTCTTTATTACGAACCACAGTAATTCCAACTGGATTCACAAGTACAAATTCAGTTTCAGATTGACTTTCAATTTCACCTAGGACATCTTCTCCGGTGGTTAATTTCATAGCGATAATATTCATTTTTTCTCCTGGTAAAGGTTTGGAGCGGGATATCAGAATCGAACTGATGACCGAAGATTGGAAATCTGCTGTTTTACCATTAAACTAATCCCGCATTAAAACTGTATAATAATCAAGTTTGGTATAAATAACCATGTATTGAATACTTATATTGATGTATTGTCTGATTATACTATAATAACCAACGATTGTCAATATAAAAATGGACTTTTTTAAGATTGTTGCCGAGTTAGGTTTTCCCATGGCTGCCGCTTTTGCTGGTGGTTATTTTGTATTCTTAACTCTGAAGTTCATTCTCGCTGGAGTAACAAGCTCCGTCAAAAGTTTAAGTGGTATTATTACCGCCTTAGACAATCGTGTAAAAACCATGAACCATGATGTTATCAGAATTGATACTCTAATGTCAAGCGCTTTAGGCGTTAAACCGGACATTGACCGTATTGCACGTGCTGATGGCAAAAATGATGCTCGGAAGGATTAAAAATGGCAGGCACGATTATACTCTTTGTTGTTTTATTTTCCCTCTTTATAACTTTATATATTTACGGTAGAAAAGATGTTTTGGATAGTGTTGAACATCAACGTGAAAAAGTTGAAATGAGAAAACAATATTATATGGAAATAGGAAAATATAGTAAAGAACCAAAAGGTGTTCCTATTAACACCAAAGGCTGGGTAAAATTCAGCGATAAAACTAAACAATGGGAGCCAATGTAATGGATGTGGCGGAACTTGTTAACAAATACGGATTTCCAATTGTCGCTGCTGGCGGCATGGGGTATCTTATATTTTATGTTTGGGAATGGGCAACAAAAGAAATTAAGCCGGTTCTCAGCGAAGCCAGCGCTGTTTTAATTGCTTTGATTGACCGTGTTAGAATGTTAGATAATGATTTGATTAGATTAAATCAGAAGCTGAATATTGTTTTAATGATGCGAGAAATTAAAGATGAAAAAGATAATAATAAGTCTACTACTAATAAGTAGCACATCATATGCAGAACAATCGTTTCAATTCAAATCACCATCCTTTACTGGCATTGGGTATTCTTCTCACGTTCAAACAATAGAGAACACCGAAACAACAAGAAAGGCTGCAATCGATGCAGCCAGATTACAAGCTGCCAAAGATGCTGCAGCTGAAGCAAAAAACAATAACCTCACCAAATTTTTAAACAACTTTGAGAGTCGTGTATACGCACAACTCTCCACACAACTCGTTAATAATCTTTTTGGCGAAAATGCACAGAATAGTGGAACAGTTACCATTGAAGGTAATACTATTCAATATACTAAAACGGCCGATTTGATTTCATTAACTGTAACTGGTGCAGATGGTAACATAACACAAGTTCAAATACCAATAGGTCAATTTAAGTTTTAATGAAAAGAATATTTTTAATTTTAATTTCTTCATTTTTATTTGGTTGTGCTGCAACAGGTCCATTGACGCCTTTAAAATTTAATACCAATGATGCAGAAGAATTGCCGCCGGCAAAAGTAATAAGAGAAGTTCCACCACCACAAGATGGCAAACCAATTGTGGCAGTATATTCATTTAGAGATTTAACTGGCCAAAGAAAACAACAAATCGGTGTTGCTAGTTTCTCTACTGCTGTTACACAAGGTGGTGAAGGTATATTAATTAAAGCACTACAAGATGTGGGCAATGGACAATGGTTCAGAGTAGTAGAAAGAGTGGGTTTAGATAATCTACTTAAAGAAAGGCAATTGGTTAGGTCATCAAGGGATGAAGCAAAAGACCCTACCGCTTTAAGACCTATCATATATGCAGGTATGATACTGGAAGGTTCTATTGTATCTTATGACACGAATATTAGAACCGGTGGATTAGGATGGAGATGGTTAGGTATTGGTCCATCTTCTAATTATACTGAAGATGTGGTGACTATTTCTTTACGAGTAGTTAGCACACAAACAGGTGAAGTATTGTTGACAACTAATA